GACTAAGGTTCGCAGTGTTCAATTTAACTTTGGCAGCGGTTCTATGATCGCCTTCGTTGATGGTGTGAACCCCTGTACGATTTTTGATGGAACCAACTGGAAGCAGATCCTTTCAACAAACACCGGGGGCTCAAGCAGCCCAGGCGGCCCTAATGTCTACGATGCTCCAGAGATCGTCGAGGTGTTTGAAAACTACCTCTTTATCGGCGGGGATAAAGCCTACGAATATGGTCTGGCGCATTCAGCACCCTTGGATGCGTTCACTTGGACAACAGCAGCCGACAGCCAACAGTATTCAGTCGGCTACAACATCGTTCAGATAAAACCGTTTCGAGAGGATCTGTTTGTCTTTGGCACCAATGCCATAAAGAAGTTCCGAGCGGATACAGCCACCAACGCTCCTGCACCATTTAAGGCTGATAGTGTGACCACAAATGTTGGCTGCATTGCTCGTGACAGCGTTCAGGAGCTCGGTGGAGACTTAGTATTCCTGGCACCTGATGGTCTGCGCCCTTGCGCTGGAACGGCCCGCATTGGTGATGTCGAGCTTTCCTCAATCTCCAAAGCAATCCAAGGCCGACTGATCGACATTATAAAAAATGAAGATTTAAGCACTTTGAACTCGACGGTCATCCGCTCGAAATCTCAAGTTCGATTTTTTGTCGGAGATGATACCGATGAGGGTATTGGCATATTAGGCGGCCTCACTTTTAAAAACGGCAGCGTGGAATGGGAGTTTTCTGAACTGTTGGGAATTAAAGTAGCGTGTTGTGCCTCTGAATTTATTGGTGCCACAGAATACATAATTCACGGCGGTTTTGATGGGAAAATATATCGCCAAGAGCAGGGAAATAGTTTTGCTGGAACCAATGTCATAAGCATCTATTCGACGCCTTATCTTGATTTTGGAGACACTGAAATCCGCAAGGTCATTCACAAGTTAAATACGTTCGTGCGGGCAGAAGGCCCATTCACGATGAACCTTAACATCGAATATGATTGGTCAGATCCCGACACAGCCACACCCAACAACTACGCTCAAAGCTCCTCTGGGGCACCTGTGGTCTTTGGGGGCAGAAACATCACCTACGGCGGCACGGACATCAAATATGGCGGCTCATCAAAGCCCGTAATCGTTAGTGACATTCAAGGCTCAGGATACGCCGCTAGAGCAACATTCGTAACAGATGGCACTGACAGCCCACATTCTATTCAGGGGCTGGTGTTTGAATACGGCAATTCAGGAAGAAGATAATGGCAGGGTACACCCGACAATCATCAAGCAGCATTGTGAACACGCTGGATATTACAGCGGCTCCTCTCAACGCAGAATTTAATCAGGTTCAAACGGCCTTTGGCACATCAGGACACACCCACACAGGTGTAGCAGGGGATGGCCCAAAAATCCCTTTGAGCACCTCGGTCTCCGGATATTTGCCGGCAGCAAACGGTGGAACGTCTGGTAAAAACAATTTCAGCGCAACTGCTGATCCCGCCGTAACCGATGATGTCGATTTGGGCTATGCGGTCGGGTCGCTGTGGATCAATACCACGACCGATCGAATGCACGTTTGTGCAGATAATACCGATGGGGCTGCTGTTTGGAGAGCCGTTTCGCATATCAGCGCAGCGGATGGTGCTTTGGTTCCAGACGCCACGGATACCAAAGACATAGGAACGCTCAACAACCGTTGGCAGGATTTGTACTTGAGCGGGGGCGCAGTGGTTGGAGGTACTGCCACAGTCGGAAACAACCTTGTTGTCACGAACGACTGTTCTGCAGCTTCTTTTACAACGACCTCTGATTATCGGGCCAAGTCCGTTGAGGGAAATGTGGCTGGTGCAACCGAAAATATTATGGCTATTCAGCCTATTATGGGAAAAAGATCAAGTGACACCAAATCACGAGCCATGTTTATTGCCCATGAGTTGCAAACCGTGGCGCCTTGGGCGGTCACAGGTGAAAAAGATGCGGAAGATATTGATGGTATTCCGGTGTATCAGACTGTTGATTACAGCAGTTTGGTGCCTTTGCTCTGGGCTGCTTTGCAAGAAGCCAATATCCGCATACAAAATCTAGAAAATATGTTAGTAAACAGTTAATTGAAGGTTGTATCTTAACCTAAAAAACTGTATAATAAACGTATATTTCCCCTAAAATTTAATCTTCTCCAAAGAGGGCATTTTTATGTTCAATTTTCTTCGGCAAATCGATTTGAATCCTTTTGATGCAAACGAAAAGTTTGAAATCAATTTAGGTGGCAAGAAAAGCGCAGCCCCAGCAAATAATACAGTGGCTGCTCAAACAGCCCCGGTTAATCAAACGGCAGGAAACACCATGGCAGAACCAGCAGTGAACGTGACAGGCATTATGTCACAAGCAAACCTCGATGAGGTTACCGGCAATCAGGGTAATATTCAAACCGGCGTAAATGAGGCCAACCGCAGTTTGGGTGTATTGGAAACTGGTCAGCAGGGTCTAGCGTCAGGTCAAGGGGCCCTCGCTTTAGGACAACAAAATATTGTTCAAAATGTGGGCAGCATGAACGATGGCAATCCAACAGGCTTATATGGTCAGTTTGAAAATCAGAACACGATGCTTGAAGACCGGTTTGGTACAATCACGGATCAATTCGGTAACGTCACAACACAGTTTGGGAATGTTGCGAACCAAATTGATGCCCAAACCCAAAACATGGACACCCGGTTTAATACGGTTGATACCAACGTGGGAAATGTACAATCAGCCGTCGATACCGGCTTTGCCGATCAGAGCCAACGCTTCGACACGCTCGATACAAATGTCGGCAACGTTCAGTCAGCCGTCGATACTGGTTTCACAAATGTGGGTGATGCTTTCACTCAGCAAAACACGGATCTTGGCGCCGCTTTTGATACAGTTGGAGAAGGTCAAACAACCCTGCAGTCTAATATCCTTGCAGGACAGCAGCCCATCGAAAGCAGCTTGAATGATCTCACCGGCAACGTCGATGCATACTCATCCGAGCTTTTAGCAAATCAGGGGATTATGCAGGGTAATCAAGACACCCTTCAAAATTCGTTCGACAGCTACGTTGATCGGTACGGTGAGGATACCGAACTTGCCAACCAAGCTCGTGCAGATTTGCAAACGGGTTTAGTGAATACCACGGATTTAGTTCGTCAGGATCTGGGTCGGATTGCGCAGAACAATGCCAATAATCAGCAGACCCTAGAAACTAGCCTGGATACAACAAATCGTAATATCGCCGATACCGGTGCAAATACTCTTGCAGCAATGAATACTGGATTTGTGGATCAGGCCGGTTTGATGAATGAAAATCAACAAACAGTCGCCGACACCATGTCTGGCGTCCGTGATAATTTAATGACGCTTTCTGGATCAATGTCACGCAAAGATCGAGATAGGGCACTGCAATTTGCAGGTTTGGCCAAATCCTTCGATGCGCAAGGGCAGCTTATTCAGAATGAAATTATGGGCAACGGTAACACAATTAATCGTGCGATGGATAACAAGACAGGCATGATGCAGGAAACCGTTTACAGCCCACAAGGCCAGGTCGTGGGTCAAAATAACTACGATGTGATGGGCCTTGTTAATGAAGCAAACGCTTTGACTGCAGCACAGCAACAGCAGCCCTTTGGGGCGACTAGCACGTCCTCTGCGCAATCGCCGTTTGCGAACGCTTAATAGGAAATCAAATGCATCCCAAAAATGTAAGTGAAGATGGTATTGCCCTCATAAAAAAATTTGAGGGCCTACACAAAGTTGGCAAAGACGGTTTGATCCATAGTTACCGATGCCCCGCTGGGGTTTGGTCGATTGCTTGGGGTCACACCAAAGGCGTCCGTTCCGGTATGAAAATCACGGTCGAAGAGGCAGAGCAGTTTCTACGAAACGATTTGGCAGACTGCGGTAAGGTCATCAAAAAGCATGTGCATGTGCCGCTCAGTCAGGGTCAGTATGATGCGTTGGTAAGTTTTGTATTTAACATTGGCGGTGGAAAAAACTTTCTTTCATCCACACTCTTAAAGAAGCTCAACAAGGGCCTTTACGATGAATGCCCAGAGCAAATCATGAGGTGGAACA